TCAAGATGCCATATGTCTTTGGTCATCCGTTTTTCATGCTCCGCAACTACGACATCCCAAGTTTCTTCTACCCAATGGGTGAACTAGAAGCAATTGAGCCACTTCAGTACGAGTTGAACGAAACCCGTACACAGATGATGAACCATAGAAAGCGCTACTCGCGCAAGTGGTTGGCTCTGGAATCAGCGTTTGATGACTTCGGCCGCCAGATGCTTGCTTCAGATGACGACAACGTAATCGTGCCGGTAAAGGGTTCTGAAAACCTAAACAATGTTGTTGTTCCAATGCCGGCGCTTATCAACCCTCCAGAGTTTTACAACCAGTCAGCGTTAATCCAAAATGACATTGACCGAGTATCAGGAGTGTCTGAGTACCAGCGTGGAGCCATCCCAGAGACCACTAGAACGGCTCGTGAGGCTTCAATCATTGCTGAAGCAGGAAATGCCCGTGTTGCAGAGAAACTGGTAGCCATTGAGAACGCTATTGCTCGTTGTGCCTCAAACCTCATTATGTTGGCGCAGCAATATTTGACCGGTGAACAGACCGTCCGTATCGTTGGTACCGAGTCTGCCCCAATGTGGTTGACCTTTGACCGTGACTACATTGCCGGCGAGTTTGACTTTAGCGTTGAGGCTGGTTCTACGGCACCACGTAACGAGGCTTTCCGCCGAGACATGGCACTTCAAGTGGTTTCAGCAATGCAGCCTTTTGCTCAGGCCGGACTCGTCAACATGGAGAAACTTGCCGAGTATGTTCTTGGCACTGGCTTTGGTATAAAGAACCCTCAGGCTTTCTTGACCTCACCGCAGCAGGCCCAGCAACCACCAGAGATGGGCGCACCTGGTATGACACCAGACCAAGAAGCCCTTGGTGCACAAGGGTTACCACCCGGTATGACGCCAGATGAGATGGCTTTAGGAATGCCGCCGGACATGGGTCAAATGCCTCCGCAAGAAGGTCTACCTGAAGATGACATCATGGCTCAACTTCAGAATCTCCCCCCAGAAATTTTACAAATGTTGCTTGCTCAGATAGAACAAGCGCCACCTATGTAATGGAATTACCTATTATATAGGGAAATAAAAAACCCAACATGGAACAACCCAGAAGGACGGACTCCAATGAGTGACACACACATTACCGAAGCCACAGATGAACAAGGAACCCCCGTTGAGGGACAAGTTTCCGAAGCAGTTGATGCTGAAGTAGAAACTCCAGAACAAGAACCAGAACTATTTGACTTTACAGAGGTAGGCGACAAGTTCGTCAAACTCCAAGTAGACGGAGAAGAAGTTTTAGTTCCAGTGAAGGAGGCTCTTGCTGGATACCAGCGTCAGGCGGATTACACCCGCAAGACACAGGAACTCAGCGAACAGAGAAAATCAATTGAATATGCTGCAGCGTTACAGGAAGCCCTATTTAACAACCCAGCAGAAACATTGCAATTGCTCCAAGAACAATACGGAACACCCGCCGAGCCTGAAGAGGATTTGTGGGAAGACCCAACTGACAAGCATTTGCGAGAACTTGAGAAGCGTCTACTTTCCTTTGAACAACAAAGGGCAATGGACGATTTGACTAGAACTATTGACTCTCTGCAGAGCAAGTATGGTGAAGATTTCAACGCAGATGAAGTTGTAGCAAAAGCCCTCGCTTTGGGAGCCACAGATTTAGAATCAGTCTTCAAACAGATTGCTTTTGACAAAGTGTATTCAAAAGGCGCTGACGCCAAACAAAAATTGGCAGCAGAACAAGAGCGGCTAGAAGCGAAGCGTGGCGCAGGTATTGTGTCAAGCGCATCTACATCTAAAGGGACAACGACACCAGCATCTGCTCCACCAAAAACCGTTTTTGAAGCGTTTGAGCAGGCCCAGCGCCAACTCGGACAAAAATAAACCCAACCTCAACTAGGAGAAAATCATGGCCGGTAACCCCGACTTTAATGCAATTCTGTCAACAACTTTGCAGAATTACCAACCAACACTTGTAGACAACATTTTTAAGGACCTTGTCCTTCTTAACCACATGAACGCAAAAGGACGTGTTCAGATGGAAGAAGGCGGTACTTCAATTGTTGAGCCCCTCATGTACGCAGTCAACGGTACAGCAGGTTCTTACAGTGGCTACGACGCTATTGACCTAACCCCACAGGACGGCATCTCAGCCGCTAACTACCAGTGGAAGCAAATGGCTGCTTCTATTGCAATCAGCGGTATTGAAGAGGCTCAGAACCGTGGAACTGAAGCAATCATTAAGTTGCTCAACGCAAAAATCATGCAAGCAGAAATGTCTGTCAAGTCTGACTTGAACACCATGCTCTACGGTGATGGAACTGGCAACGGAAACAAGGACTTTAACGGTCTCGGAAACATCGTTGCTACAGCAAACAACACTGTTGGCGGCATTGACGCAAGCACCAACACTTGGTGGAACCCATACCAGGACGTTTCGGCATCTACCTTGTCACTTGTTGACATGGGCAAGGTGTACAACAACGCTTCTAAGGGCAATGACACCCCAGACATCATCGTGACCAACGAGGACTTGTTCTCAAAGTTTGAGTCACTCTTGACACCAAACACTCGTTACCAAGACGTATCAAAGGCAAACGCTGGCTTCCAGAACCTCATGTTCAAGCAGACTCCAGTTGTCTTTGACCTTGCCTTGGCAGCAGACACTTCAGCAGCACCGATGTACTTCCTCAATACGAAGTACCTCAAACTGGTTGGAATGAACGGTCACTGGTTCAACACCACCGACTTCCAGAGCGGCACCGTTGCAGGCATTGACGCCCGCTACGCGCTGGTCTTGGCATTCGGAGAACTCACCTGTTCAAACCGTTCACGTCAGGGATACTTGACCGCTAACGCGTAATCCAATCCAGCCTTTGCTGGTTTACAAGATGTAGTCAGCGCCAGTGGTAGCCTTCCTTCGGGTTATCCACTGGCGTTGGCTATTTTCTATTCTGGGGTAGGTAATGGATTTGCTATATAGTAGAGAATTATTCTGATTCTCTTCCAAACATGGTTTGGTAATCTGGCGAAAGCCAAGGAGTAATAACAATCATGGCAACAGACAACAGGTTCGCGGTAGAGCGTACCAACGTGCTAAAAACAAGCAAAGTATTGACAACCTCATATGCAGCGCTTCATTCCGGATTTGGCTGGTACGGCATTGCCGGTCAGTCATACGAATTTGAAGCAAGAGTCGTTTACGATGCAGACGGTGCAACAGAAGGCGCAGCCTTTTCAATCACTGCTCCTGCAGCACCAACGGCAGTTCACTTCATTTCGGAGTACAACACAGACTCAACAACCGTAGTTCGTACGGCTTGTGTAGCGATTGACACCCCAGACCATGGCTCAGCCTCGGTTGATGGACTCAACGTTGCACTTGTATACGGCGTAATTACACCATCAGCAGACGGCCTTATCCAGGTCAGCGGCATTGCAGAGAATGCAAGCAAAATCACGGCACAGGCAACATTGTCTACACTGTCGTGGAAGCGCATTGACTTCCCAGACGCACCCTAATTAAACATAATTTGTTGGGCAACCAGTTGAAGGGCTGGTTGCTTAATGAATGTTTTACACAAGAAGGAAAATAATGAGCAAAGAACCAGTTCATACTAATCAAATGTTAGATGGGTGTGAACGCTATGGAGCAACGTCTGGCGTTGAAGCGTCAAACATTTCATCTATTTATTCAATGCCCGGAACAGAACCAGCATCACCAAGTGGTGTTCCTTGGGGAGTTCAGGACAACTGCGAATATCATTACCCAGAAGGCCATGAGTGCAGGGCTCCTAAAGTAAGAGGCGAAAGTCTCTGCATAGGTCATAAAAAGAAACTAGCCAACTTGGAAAAGAAGATTGCCGCAGAAGCAACAGCAGAGGCAGAGCCGGTCCTTTTGCAGCCAACAGAGGAATAAGGACATAAATGCCAGCACCATCATCAACCCTAACAACGGGCCTTAATGCATATTATCTAATTGAACTAATAGAGCAGTTGTCTCAATTGTCAGTTGGATACAACGAAAACGTTGATGATATTAACCAAGACTTGGTGCTTCAGTTTATAAAAGAAGGCTATCAAAGAATCGTATCGCTTGATACTCGGTGGCCATGGTTCCAAGCAACTTATGACTTTGACACGGTCAACAACCAGAGAACCTATTCGTCTGGTTTTGATTTAACGGCAACCTTTTCTCCCTATATTGCTGTATACCCAGCAGCGGCCGGAACAAACTTAAGTATTTCTTCAATACGTGAAATCATAAGTTGCACCAACAACACCCTCGCCGGCAATGAACTTATTTATATTGACCAATTTAAAGCAGAGTCAATATGGGTTGGAACAAGCGACCAGCCAGATATTCCGGCGTACTGGTCTTTGTGGGGCAATCAAATTAACTTTTGGCCAAAACCAAACGGCGTTTACAACATCACTACACGTGGTTATCGTGAACCAGATTTAACTTGGTTAACTGAATCAAACAACGCTGCAAGCACTGATTACGTGGACCTTGACCCAGAGTTCCACATGATGCTTGTAAACTTTGTATTAGCGCGCATATTCCAATTCCAGGAAGACCCGGAGATGGCCAATGTCTACATGCAACATTACAATGCCGGTGTAACAATTGCTAAGTCAAACTTAACTGCGCCCAATAGCAACCAACCATTAATAATGAGTGGTGGCTTGCTTCTTAATGGAGCACAAAACACCGCTTACGGAAACCGATACGGTCAGGCTGGCATTTTGGTTCAACCAGGTCCTTTGGGAAGAATGTATTAACAAATGGCGGCAATTGACTATAAACAAGTTGCGGATTTTACTGGTGGCATAAACTTTCGTGCTGACCAATTTCAACTAGCAGACAACGAATCACCAGGGATATTAAATTGTGAAATTGACCCTCGTGGTGGTGTTTTTAGCCGCGCCGGTTACCAAACTAAACACAGTACGGCCGTTGTTGCTCCCGGTGCCGTGTGGAAACCAAAAGGTTTGTTTAACTACCAATACGCTACAGCCCCTCAAATTATGCTTACCACGGGCTACGAAACTTCATCTTCAACGAATGGAAAGATTTACCGCTCAACAGGTGGAAACTTTACAAAACTTGCTGTAGACGCATTTAACGACGTAAACGTAAAGTCTACAAACGGTGCATCAATGACCCAATGGGAAGACGAGATGTACTTTGCTATTGGCGTTTCAGCACCGTATATGTACAGTTGGACTTCTGGAGATGCTTTTGTAACGCAATTAACTGCATCTGGACCTACGTGGCAACCGTACGAAATACCAGCCGTAACTCCTTATATGCCACGAGCAGAACTTGTTCTGGCACATGCCAACAAATTGTTTGTAGCAAA